GAATATGAATATCCGCAAGAAGTTGAAAAAATTAGACTTTTGAGAGAAAGAATTAATTTTGATGAAGTTAGAGGTTCTATTGATTACGGAAAGACCAAAGACAATACTAATTTGGAGTTTTATAAAAACGGTAAATTGGTTATGACTTTGAAAGGAGATTACGATACCGCTTCTGAAATTTTAGATACTGATGTTGAAATTTTAGGTTCTAAACACAAAATTAACTACCACCCTTACGATGGTATGGGAGGTGTAGATTACTACGCTCTTAAAAGCCAATTAGAAAAAACGGTTTTTGCTGACGGCGGAAGTACCGAGCAAAATAATTGGTTAGAAAACCTACCTTATAAATTTGCTATTGATTTCGCTAATAAATTAGCAAAAAAAACACATAAAGACGTATTTGTTTACTACTATAAGCACGATGATTCTTATGCGATAGACACAAAACCTTTAACTAATGAAAGAAAACACTATGAGTTAAAAGAAATCGTAAAATATTCGGACGGCGGTTTTATGAATGATGTTTATGCTAAAGGTGGTTCAGCAGATAGTCTTTCTGTAAATAAAGCAAGTATTCTTTCTGCGACAAAAAAATGTACTGACGGAGATTCTGATAGAAGCACTTGTCAAAGCGGAAATTTTGAAGTAACTATGGTTTATGATTACGGTACATTAGATTTAGATTTTGTTTATTTGGACTATAATAATCCAAGATTTAATCCGTCTAAAGAGCATTACGCTTCTTATAGTTTTACAAAAGGAGGTAAAGGAGTTTTAACTGATTTTGACCAAACTGTATATACTAAACAAGGAAGAAGAACAGATGCGAAAACAATTATTTCAAAAACTATTGATGTGTTAAAATCTTTAGGCTATCCTGTTGATTTAATTGTAGATTCAGATGGAGAGGAAATACAAGATGCTAAATATGCTAACGGCGGAATTTTTGACGACAATGACGGGTTTATGAGAGCAGACAATAATAGAAATTTCAGATACCCTGAAATGGAAGTTTATGTAGAAACTTTTGAAGAACCGATTGATTTGACGAGCAATATTAGTGTTCAAACAAATGAGGTTGTTGTTAGACCTCTTGACGAAGACATCGATTTAAGCGATGATGGTAGAATAAGAGCAAGAATGACACAATCACATAGAGGTTCTGCTGAAAGTTTTTCTAAAATAAATCCAAGAGCATTTGAGTTTATTGGCGAAGAATTACCAATGCCTATATCTCACACACATAAAAACGATTAATTTAGAAATACTATGAAGTTATTTAATAAAACAATAGATAGACAATTATTTAGTCAATATTCACTTGGTAGCGACCTCTCTAAACAAGAGGTTGTTGTCAAGATATTTAATCCTCAAGGCGCAGGGACGTGGTTTATATTAAATTCCGACCCTGAAGACCCTGATTACCTTTGGGCTATTGTTGATTTGGGGTATGGTGCTGAAGTTGGTTCGGTTAGCCGTAGTGACCTTGAAAATTATCGTGGTCGATTTGGATTAGGCTTTGAGCGTGATTTGTCTTTTGACCCTATAAACGCATTAGAACTTTATCAAGGGCTTCTTAATGGAGAATATTATGCTGACGGCGGAAACCTTTCAAGAGATAGAAAATTCTTGAATCATAGACAGAAATACGAAGTTCGTTATTCAAAGGGTAAAAATCGAAAAGGTTATGGTTATGCTGACGGTGGGGATATTTCAAGCGAATTACAAGATTTGTTTTCTAAAATGAAAAACAGTTTAAGTAAAAAAGATTTTGATTCTTTTAATGAATTATCTAATCAAGTTCACGAAATATCTGATTCAAGGGGATTAAATGAAGAGGAGTACGATTTATGGGATTCTTTAAGAGAAGAAGAAAGAAACTTGCAAATGGAAAATTTTTTAAATAAATCTAAATATGCTGACGGTGGCGACATTGAAAGTTTTAGCGATAACCAACGTATGATTATGAATCAAAACGTTGAGGTAGAGCATCATCACGAGGAATTAGAGGATATTTTAGAAGACGAAGTAGAAGTACCTGCTTGGGTTGTCGCAAAAATGGAAACCGCAACACAAAACCTTTCAGACATTACTCATTACCTTGACGGACAAAAAGAGATAATGGAAGACCAATTAGAGGGAGATGATGACGATGATGACGATGATGACGATGATGATGAAATGACGGAAATCGAAAACAAAGAAGTTGTCGAACCAATAAATGTTTCTGCGGGAACAAAGGCAGAATTGACTAAAAAGTTTACTGATGATGCTTGGGGGAACTTGAGAGGTTTCTTGAAAGGTATGGAGGGAATTGACCTGCGTGACGATTATACGTTTGATTACAAGGACGAACAGTTTGAAGTTGAGCCAATCATTAACTCTGATGAAAATGGTGTTTCTAATGCCGTGTTTACGATTTTTGACGGGGACGGAGAAGAACAAGGAGAGATTAGTTATAGCCGTGAGGGTGGAAAACAAAAGTTTACTGCTAACTCTGATTATTTTGAGTGGAGAAATGCGAAGTTTGAAGACGGCGGGTATTTTGACGGAACTATCCCGAATGTTTCAACCTATATGAGTACTTATGCTGATGGTGGAGAAATAAATCTTTGGAAGAGCGAACCAAATAACAAACCTGAAAAATTAAAAACTTTTAAATCATTACGGGCTTTTAATGCGTATATGACTAAAAACGCTAAATCCTTTAGAGATGAACATTCTAAAAATGGTGCAGGATTTTATGGGTTTGAAGCAGATGCTACTCAACAAGAAGTTGAAAGAAGTTTAGAAAATTTATATACTTCTGAAAATCAATATGCTGACGGTGGATTTATGGCTAATGTTTACGCAAAAGGCGGAGAAATTGCCAAAGCAGAAATTCTTGGTTTGAGCAAAAACATAATGGGAACTACTGATATTGAAATGAAAATTTCAGGAATGAGAAAATCTCAAGACTTCATTGTTTACCCAATTAGCAAAGACGATACAGATAAAATTATTACTATTCAATCTTCTACGAGAATTGGTAAAATTGATTTAAGTTCAGGTCGTGGATTAATGAGCCAAAGCCATTCTAACGGTGCTTACTTTGTGCATTTCCAAATGGACAAACTTACTCCTTTTATGTTAAGTGAAAGTGATTTACAAGACCTAAAATCTCACATATTTAAAACTGCGGGAGATAATGTAGGTTCGAGAGGTATTGTTTCTGATAATTCAGGGGCTTCAAGAATATTTGCTGACGGAGGAGAAGTTACGCCAAAATTAAATATGGAAATAACAAAAAGAGCAGAAGAAATTTATGCTAAAAATGGCGGTAAAACAAAAAAAGACTTTGACATAGCGTATGATAAGGCAATAAAAGAATTTGGCTACGACCCTGAATATTTCAAAAAAGAAATGCGGGAAATTGGTTCAGAATATGGGTCTGAAGATGATGATTTTTACGCAAAAGGCGGAGAAGTTTATTCGCACAAACATAGTAAAGGTTGGGGCGAGGACATAACTATTGAGTTGTTACAACCTACGGCTAAAGGTTGGAAAGTTAAGCAAACCACTAAAAAAGGAAGAAAAACATCAACCAAAACTGCCTTTTTCAGTAAAGAAGAAATAAGCGAACTATTTGAAAAACAATATGCAAAAGGGGGAATTACTTACTACAAAAGCGAAAATGAACGTTTAAGCAGACCTAAAAGCGATATGGAGGAAGAGGTTTTTCAAAAAGTAAAAAACCAAATCAACCCTGAATTATTTGTTGGGAACTTTGGTTGGAAAACCCCGATGAACAAAACTACTTATGGGTATTTGTATTCGTTGGACGACTTCGACAAAGATTATGTGAAAGACGTAAAACTTAAACAGGGAGAGGTAATTTTTAGATACGTCACTCGTATTACGGCTATTGGCGGAATGATGCCTTTTATTAAGATAAACATTGAAAAAGGGCTTTTGTATTTTCCTGTTTCAAACGATAATGATGATATAATTTTTGAAACAAAAGGCGTGACTCCGTTGTGGATAAGTTTAATCGAGGATAGTTTCGCTAAAGGCGGAATTGTTGTTACTTCAATCAAAGATATACCGAATTTTGAGGAAAGGTTGAATCAAGGTAAAATAACTTATCGTGGATTAGGTTTGGGCAAATTATTTGATGATTTCTATGAATTAACAGGAACAACGGGAACAAGAATAAAAGTTGACGGAAAAGAATACTATATTACCGATGAAGAATTTAAAACTTTCTCAAGAGATGCTGACGGAAAATTGAGAGTCCGTTTTGATGCGCCTTATAGAAAAGGATATGCTAACGGTGGAGGGATAGGTTTTATTCCTATGGATTTAGAAGAAACTTTGCGTATTACGGCTAAATGGGGCGGAACTGACATCAAGGGTGTTATTGGTATTTTAAATGCTATGATTGATTCAGGTTTGACAGACGAAGATTTACAACCAAAACCAACAAAATCGGGTAGCGCATATCAAAACGCACTCGCAAAAAAGACAAAAGAAATTTGGGCTAAAATTGAGCCGAATTACAAAGGCGACTTCAAAGGCTATATGTATTATAGCACTATTCTTCACTTGGTTGAAAGGTCAACAACTTCTGATAATACTTTGAAGCGATTTAAACCTTTCAGAAAGTATCAAAAAGATTCTTATGCTGACGGTGGTTTTATGAATGATGTTTATGCTGACGGCGGACAAATCAGAGTTGGCGACAGATTTAAGTACGATTGGACTGACGGCAGAACAGGTGGTGTGAGAGGTTATGATGTTGTTGAGGTAATAAAAAGCAACGCCACAAGTAGCAGGGACTTCAAAACTAAAGTTATGGTTTTGAAAGTAATTGAAAGTTCAGACCCAAGCAACGTTGGACGAATAGATGAAGACCTTAAACCAAGTTTCAAAAAAGCAATTAGATTAGGTATGATAGTGCCGTTGCAAGAAAGAAGAAGAAAAATGGTTGACGAATTTTACGCTAAAGGAGGAATGTCAAAATTTGAGAAACTTTCTGCTAAAGTGGCTAAAGAGTACGAGGGTAAACCCGTAAAAAGCGAATATCAAGACGAATACGGTAAAGTTTATTCTAAAGCGGAGGCGCAAGAAGTGGGCGACAAAGTTGCAGGAAAAGTAAAGGCGATGCAAACTGATAAAAAATCATTTGGAGGCTTTTTTAGCGGGGCGAAAAAGTTGGTAACTCCGAGCAAAAATTACCCTAATTTAAGAGGCAAACAGGTTATGCTAAAGTCAGGTAAATATGTTCAGGTTTTTGAACAAATGGACAACAAAATAAGTATTGTAGAGTTGGGCAAAATAGGTTCAGGCGTAAGACCACATTATATTGACATTTCTGAAGTTGATATGGATTCTTTTAAAGCAGGAGGTAAAATTGCAAGGAAAAGAGTGAACGGCGGAACTGAAACCCTAAAAAGAGCAAATGAATTGGCTAAAAAAATCCGTAAAGACGGAGAAAGTTGGTTAGACGCTAAAAAAAGAGCGTTTGCGCAATTGAAAAAATAATATGAACAAGAAATTATTTTATACCGTAACCACATTGATTGGGATTACTATAATTTATTTTACAGTTAAGAAATTCTTCGGCAAAAAGGCGCAACCTGTTGGTAGCGTTCTTTTTGTTGGGGATTCTATTACTGCAATCGAACACGATGGAAAACCTGTTACCACTACATATCCAAACATCATAAAAAAAGAGTTAGAACCTAAAGGGGTCAAAGTTGATGTTGTGGCGCAGGGCGGTAAAAGAACTGATTGGATATTGGCTAATTTAATTGAAAAATTAAAAACTAACACTTACGACAGAGTTTATATCTACGGAGGGGTTAACGATATGTTTAGTGCGGTTTCCAAACAAAGAGCATTGCAAAACGTTCAGAAAATGGTTGATTTAATAAAAAGCAAGGGCGCAGAGCCGTTTGTAATTATTGGATATGATGCAGAAACTTTTATGGACAATGACAAGTTAAAACCAACAAGTTATGTTCCCACTAAAGCAGGAATGATAGAATTAAAAAAGAAATATGTTGATTACCAAAATTCGATAGCAGACACTATTAAGGGGGCTACTATTGTTGAAAAGTTCAACATACCAAGCAGTATGACCACCGATGCAATACACCCGACACCAAGAGGGCAAAAAATCATCGCAGAAAAACTTTTAGAAAACTTGAGTAAAAGCGTGTAAAACAAAAAGAATGTAATAATTATTTGCATATCTAATAATTTTTTATATTTGTAAATTAAATTAACTTTATTAAGTTCAAAACACTATGGAAACAATTAATGATTTATTAAGAGCGTTGGACAACAAAGTACCTGCTTCAATTGCTAAAAGATTAGACGGTTTAAGTAAACTGAATGATAAATTAGTATTAGCAAGACAGGAAAATAGTGAAAATCCAACAGAGGAATCGCAAGAGAAATTAGAACAGATTATTGAATTCATCTCGGACACCCAAGAGGATTTAAGAGAAGATTTGGCTGAACTTGTTGCTAAAAAAAGAGAGGCGGACGCAAAAGCCCGTCAAATTGCTAAAAACAAAGCAGATGCAGAGGCTAAAAAATTAGAGGAAGCAGAAGCCCTTAAAGCAAAGGAAAAAGAAGAATTAGAGCAGAAAGAATTATTGGAAAAACAAGCACTTGAGGCTACTCCAACAACTGACCCAAAAAAGAAGTCAGGAATTGGTTGGGGAGGTTTAGTTTTAGGAGGTGCGTTATTAATTCTTTCCGCAGGTGCAATAAACTATTTTGGAAAAAAACGATAAATGACAAAAGCGCAAAAAATTTTATTAGTAGTAGGCATTATAGGTGTTGGAATCGGAGGCTTTGTTCTCACGAAATACCTTACTCGTAACGTTAGAAAAATTCGAGGAGGAACTATTACGTTACAAACGTATGATACTCCTCCAAGTGAAGAACCTTTAAGCGAATAATTATGGGAAAGTACACGAAAATAGAGTTTAAAGTACCTGATGTTAATAGAAGTTTTGCGCAGGGAAGTTATAAATATTCAAACCAAAGTGTGATTACGGCAAATACTGCTTTATTAAAAAAAATAGTCAGCACCTATTCACGCCAAATAAACACTTGGGGAGAAGAATTTGAAATTGATAATTCTATAATTGCGAGTTTTATTGCAACCGAAAGCGGAGGCAAAAACTCTCCTCCAAATAAATTCGATGCAACAGGTCTTATGCAAGTTACCCCAAATGCAGTTTGGGAAACTATTGCTAAATGGAGAGTAATGGTAGATTCTCCGTTATCCGAAAAAGCAAAATCTTTTTTCAACAAAGTTATTCCGTCAAGCAAAAATTATAGTCCAAATAAATTGCCAACTTCTGCTATTAGAAGTGAAATACTTTTGGCATTACAAAAAAATCCTGAATTTAATATCGCAATAGGTACTGCGCTTTTAAGATGGCTTTTAGAAGCATTTAAAGACGGAAACACTACTCACTTAAATAAAGTAATGGTTTCTTATAACGCAGGTTACTACTCTATGAGAAATAAAGTCAAAGGCAAATTGACTACGGCAGAATTGCTTAACAACAAGTCAATTCCTTTTGAAAGCAGAGCGTATCTTTTAAAGATGTTAGGTATAAATGGATTTTTAGATTTGTGGTTTAAGAGTAATATAAACGTTTAAAATTAAAAATATGAAAAAAGAGTATGTTATTGGAGGTTTGGCATTAGTAGGCGTTATTGCCTTGTTTGCTTGGTACAGTAAGCCGAAAAAGAACAAAGAGGGGTTTTATAGCGCAAGTGGTTGCGGTTGTGGAGCAAAATAATCATTAAAATCGAATAAAATGAAAAAAGAGTATATCATCGGAGGTTTAGCATTAGTTGGCATTATTGCCTTGTTTGCTTTTTATACAAAACCAAAAAAGAACAAAGACGGGTTTTATAGCGCAAGTGGTTGCGGTTATGGAGCAAAATAATGGCTTATAAAATTTTACCATATTCAAAAGCACAGGCGAACAAGTTGGGGGTTGAAATAAAACCCTCAACGAATTCGCTAAAAAAAATTGATGTTTTTAAGAATGGTAAAAAAGTCGCTACAATAGGGGCTTTGGGTATGAATGATTATCCAACCTATTTAGAGAAAGAAAAAAAAGGATATTTCCCAAAAGGGTATGCCAAAGAAAGACGCAGGTTGTATAAACAACGCCACGAAAAAGACCGTCATAAAAGAGGGACAAATGGTTGGTATGCAGACAAAATATTGTGGTAAATGGCTTTAATATACGAAGATAAAGTACCCGCTTCTTATAGAAGTGGTTTTGTAAAAAAAGTATCTGAAATTTCAGATAAGATAGGTATTAACCCTAATTGGTTAATGGCTATTATGTATTTTGAAAGCGCAAGAACGTTTAGTCCGTCAAAAGGCAATGATATTGGTTGTTACGGTCTTATTCAGTTTTGTCCTGATAGGGGTAAAAATTACAAAACTGTCAACGGTAAGCGATACTTAATGTCGGATATTGCTAAAATGGATTATTCCGAGCAATTAGACTTGGTTTACGAATATTACAAGCCATATACAGGAAAACTAAAAAGTTACACCGATACATATTTTGTAACATTTTTTCCTTTGGCTATCGGTAAGCCTGATGATTGGATTATTCAGGGCGGAGGTTTTACCGCAAGACAAATATACAATTCAAACCCTGCTTTTCATCAAGTAAAAGATGGTAAAATTAGGGTTTGGGAAGTAAAGAAAAAGATATTAGAAAAACTACCAAGCGAATGGGTTAATGAGGGGAGCGTTGGTTTAGCGGTTAAAGCATACAAAAATTATATTGCAGTTGGTATTTTGTCAATTGTAGCGGGGTTAACATTATTTTATTACACTTATGATAGACGCAGTAAATAATAGTCAAGGTGCATCTAAAAATGGTCAAATTGACGAAAAAATACAAAAGGACGTAAATAAACAAATCCATCAACACTTATCTACAATTTTTGTAGTAGTAGGTATTGTTTCTTTTACATTAGGTGCTATCGTAAATTGGTACACAATCAAAAGGATTAAAGCAGGTAAGTCGTAATGAAAATATTCGGACAGGTTTTAGATGTAGACGGTTTGCCAATGAGTTTGGCTAACATAACTATTACAACAGGGGATAAAGCAGGAAAATTTGGCGATGAAGCCGACTTGGACGGTAACTTTGTGATAGACGATGCTTCTATTACTCCTGATTCTGAATTTAAAATTTCATACATTGGATATGTCCCTCAATTTTTCAAAGCGAGTGAACTTCAAGGTAAAAAAATAAAACTAAAGGAGGATATATTTGCTCTTGACGAAGTAATAATTACTTCGGGCGGAGGTAAGCCTAAAGGCAATTATCCTCAAGTAGTCGCCTCTAAAAAGAACAAATTCGTTCAGCACTTACAAGACCATAAATTTATTTATGCAGGATTAGGTGGTTTAGCAGGTATATTGCTAATTGTTAGAGCGTTAAAAAAATAAAAATTTATGGAAAAATATAAATTAAAAGAAGATATAGTTTGGGGTGTTTTACAAAATGGCGAACCAAATATAATTTTCAAAAAAGGAGATGTAATACAAGGCGTAGAAATCGAAAAATTTATTTTTAATAAAATTACTAAAGGAGTTGAGTCAAAACCTACTGTTACAAGCGCAAAAGTAGAAACATCAGATGGTTTAGCCTTTGTTCCGTTATCAAGTATTGAAAAAATAACTGATACTTCAATCGCAGACGTTCCACCGCAAACATTTTTACAAAAAAATAAAACCAATTTACTAATAATAGGAGTATTGGTTTTAGGATATTTAGCATATAAAAAATTTAATAAATAAAATATTATGGAAGCAGAAGTGGCAGTAGCACCCGTAGCACCCGCACCCGTAGCACCCGCACCCGTAGCACCCGCACCCGTAGCACCGACATCAGGTGGAGGCGGAGATGACGTGTTTGAAAGTATGGGGTCACAAAAACCAATGGATTTAAAAAGTTTGCTTGTGTTCGGGCTTTTGATTGCATTTTCAATATATGGAATTACATATTATAGAAAGGCAATTGCCAAACTGAATGACGACAAAAAGCCAAACGAAGATTTCCTTAATTTGGTAGATGACGTAGAGGAAGTGAAATACAATGTTAAAAAAGCATTGGGGAAAAGATACTCAACAACTTAATAAGTAGTTATGGCAACTGAATCAAATAACGGCAAAGCAGTTTTGTTAGCAGTCCCTTTGGGATTTGCCATCTACTCTTATTCCAAAGGTTTTAGCATCGGCAAAGGAATATTAGTAACTGTTTTGGGAAGTTTAGCAGTAGGCGTTGCGTTAGGTGTAACAACTGTTGTTTACGGCACTTATAAAATTGCCAATAAAGATTATACAAAATAAACCAAGAAATAACAACAAAGGACTATGGAAAAGAGCAAAGGGTTAGGCGATACCGTAGCAAAAATTACTAAATTTACAGGAATTAAAATGATTGTAGATGCGGTAACAGAAGATTGTGGTTGCGAAGCAAGACAAGAGTGGTTAAACGGCAAAGTGCCTTATGACGGAAAGAACGTTCAGAGAATTTTGAAGTTATTTAAAAAATAAAAACTTTTAAAAAAGTGAAAATAAACGAAGTTAGGACAGAAACAATACAAGAATTTCAAAAAAGCCAAGCGATTAGAATTATTGATGTTTTTGTTATCGCTCCAATTTGCGTTTATGCAGGATTAAAAGGTAAAACTCTGCCAAAACTAATACAATACAGTTTGATTATTATTGGCATTTCTACTTTTTATTACAATGGGAAAAACTATTTAAAAAACAAAAAAAAATAAAAATAGAAATTATGGCAAAAAAATTAAACGGGTATTTCAAGGCAATGTTGGAAGCCAAAAAGAGTAATAAGGCATCATTTACCTACAACGGTAAAACGTATGTAGCATTAAAAACCAAAACAGGTATGACTGTTTACAAAGCAAAATAATTATGAAGACAAGAGATTTAGTATTAGTAGGAGCAGGATTGTTAGTAGGCTACCTTTTAGTGGGGTATTTGAATAAATCAAAAGACAACGCTCAAGGAACAATGGGTTCATCAGATTCAACAGTTGACCAAGCAAAAATTGACGCTTGTAATAAACAAGTAGCGGATTTTATGGCTACTGCTAAATTTGGGGCAGGTGCAGATTTAGACGCAATTAGAAAAGAGCAGTTTGATGCTTGTATGGCGAAAACCGCTTAATTAAAAAAAAATATGAACAATAGAGAGGTAATTTTATTTGGAGTTGGTTTTTTAGTCGGGTATATGGTTATAAGAGCAACAAAAAACAATGTTGTTCTTAATCCTGCAACTCAAAGTCTTCCGAACACTTATGCTGAAACAATTCCACCTGCAACGGCAGGGACGGTGGCAGGTACTACTCAAATTCAAGAACCTGAAATTGTGGAAACATTAGAAGACCCTAAAATCGCAGATTGTAAAGAAAAATGGATTAAATTCGCAGAAACAAGAAAATTTGCTTCTGCGGAACAAGAACAAGCGACATACGATAACTTTATGACAAGTTGCGTAGCGCAATCTTAAAAAAACGTATATGGAGTTTAATGATTTGACATACGGAAATCCTACTCACGACCAATTACAGTTCGTCAAAGAGGCTTGTTTGGTCGATAATCTATTTGAAACTTTTAAGGATTCGGTTATACCTAAAAATGATTCGGAATTAGTTAAAGAAGAACTTAACGAAATTGCTGACTGTTTAGCGGTTATTTCTCAACCTGAAAACCAAAATTACCTCAAAAGATATTTGGCTTACGACAGGAATTTAATTCAAGCGTTGTCAAGTATTTTTAAGCAAAAAGATATTGAGGTTGAGGAACTAATCACGGAGGTTGTAAAGGATATTCAGAATTTGATTTACAAATTAAAGTTTCACTTTCAAAGACCAAGACCTTTTCAATTGGCGCAGTATTACAAACTCAAACTTTTTCCTTATAAAAGTTTCTCTGCTCATACACCGTCATACCCGTCAGGGCATACGATTCAAGCAATTGTAATACTTAATGTCATCGGAAATAAATATCCAACAGAATACCAATATTGCAAAGAATTAATAGAAGATATTATTTATAGCAGGGTGTATTTAGGGCATCATTTCCCAAGCGATAATGACGGCGGAAGAGAAATAGGCAAGGCGATATTAAAAGACCCTGAATTTACCAAGAAATACGGAATTTAACAACCAAGAACAAAACAACAACAATGAAACACGAGGAATATGAATTACAAAAATCGGTAGCCCGTTATTTATCTTACCAATATCCTGACGTTGATTTTTTATCAGATACAATCGCATCTATAAAACTAACGGAAAGACAGGCGGGGAGAAATAAACTCATTCAAAAGAACGGGTTTAAATGTCCTGATGTTTTAATTCTTGAACCACGAAAAAACTACTGTGGCTTATTTATAGAACTTAAAACAGAAAGCCCTTTTAAAAAAGACGGCACAATTAAGGCTTCTCAAAAAGACCACTTAAAATTACAACACGAATCTTTGCAAAGACTATCTTCAAAAGGTTATTGCGCAGAATTTTCGTGGAGTTTTGATATGACCAAAAAAATTATTGACGAATACTTAACAGATTAGATATGAAACAGGAAACTGACAACGTGTCTATGGTCTTTAAGGAATTAGATAAGACGATACAGATTATTGGTGCTGAAAAACTAATTGAAATTTTGAAGTACTCAAGAAAAAATCCCCCAACACTAAATCAAGAGCAAATTGAAAAAGCGTTGAAATTAGTTCAGGTGGTGTGTGATGAATTTAAAATTTCTTTGGACGACATTTTCGATATGAAGCGAAAAAACAACCGAAGAATTTCAATAGGCATTTGCGCCTTTGTAATACAGAAACAATTGAATCTTGACAACTCCAACATATCCTATATTTTGAAGAAATCAGATACTTTAGTATCTTTGTATAAGCAAGAAATTTTACGTTTAAATTCAAACCACCCGTCAGATAGACAAATATTAGAAAAAATTGACAACATTAATGCTAACATAGATAAATTATTTAAAAATGGTTAACCAAGAAAACTTTGAAACAATTGAGGACGCACAAATTATTAATGATGATTTTTCTCCTTTAGACGCACCTGTAAAACAAAGGTCGTACACACAACACAAAATGGACGATGCTCAATATATGGGCGAATTAGAAGAGCCGTCTTTTGAAAGACCGAGTTTTGCCGACCTTGATGGTAGTGCTGAAGAAGAAGCCTCTGAACCCGAAAGACCATTCAACCCGTCTTACAACGAGTTAGACGGTAAAGAGAAAACTATGGGGGCAGAAATGATGGCTGAAATGACTTTAGACATCTACGAGAAAGGTTGCTTCTATTTAGGTAAAATCCCTGAAATAAGTGAGGGTAAAATCGATAAGTTAATTGCGGAGGGGGAAATAGACCCGTCAATCCAACTTCAAACTGAAGCAGGAGCAATGCCAATCAAAGAATTTGCAGTAGAATTTAACGACAGTATAAAAGAAGCGTTTCTTGTAAGTGATGAATTTAAAGAAAAGGTAAAACCGCCTTTAATTCGTGTGTTCAAAAAGCGTGGTATCGGAATGACTGACGAACAGTTGTTGGCATACTACTTTGTTACGGATTTAGGCGCAAAGGGCGCACAAGCATTTATGTTGCGTAAAACAACAAATAGCATTATAGATTCTTTAAGAGAGAACACTATGGCTATGAGAGAAAACCAAATGAATAGCGAAAGACCTCAACCACAGGGTCAGCCTCAACAACAATATCAGGAAAGACCTCCTGTTTATTCAGAACCGTCAACAGATGACGTTTCCTACACAGATAATATAGCGGAAGTTGTAGAAGAACCTGTAAGCAGAACTCGAAGAAGACCACAAAGAAGTGAACCTAAAACTAATTTAGACGAACAGTTGGCTTATTTTGAACCTGAAGAACAAGGCGTTTATAGCAACCTTAAAGATAATGGAGGCTTTACAGATGACTTTACAGACGTAGCAGGTATGCCAAAGTTCGGCGACCCTACAATTCTTTCGGAATTAGAAAGATTAAGTGGCAACGAGCCGACCAAGCCTGTGAGAAAGAGAAGAACTACCGCAGTAAAAAAACCAAGAGGAGGTAAAAAATAATTATGGCTACCAATTTGACGAATAATAAAAACAACAATAACAACTCTTTGTGGGTTGTTTTGTTGGTATTCGTGATTTGGTTTATTGTATTTATTTTTAAACTAAAACAACAAATGTAATATGGAGATTAGAGAACCAAAATTAGGAGTTGCGGTAGGTAGGAAAGGTTGCGGAAAGACCTACACTACTACTAAAATGATTAAACAATACGTTTTAGGAAATCCCTCAAGAGGTGTTCCTGCAAGACGTGCATTAATTCTTGATGTTAATGATGAATTTGAAGACATTAAAGCATTAAAACAATCGGACATAGTTAGATTTTCGGCGCACCCTAAAATTGAAGCGAGAAGAATTAGACCGTTTCACGACAACGGTGTTAGAATGACTTTAAGAGAAATACAAGAAGTACTATTTAAAATATTAAACGATTACAGGGGTGGATTATTACTTATCGAAGACATTAACCGCTACGTTAGTGACTACTTACCGAATGACCTTGTTGGTGCAATCTGTACTAACAGACACACGGACACAGACATTATTCTTCACTTTCAGTCCATAGGGCGTATTTCGCCTAAAATTTGGCAGAATTTGAATTGGATTAGATTTCATAAAATCACAGATGATGTAATCAAGCACAGGAATAAGTTTGAGGAAAAATTAGAGTTACTGCTATTGGTTGAGGCATACATCAACACACAATACGAAGAGGGCGATAAAAGGGTTTTTACCTACGTTGATATTGATGACGAAAAGGTTTTGGTAAAAGACAAGGCGAGGTTTCAAAAAATAATTGAAAACTACCTTATTGCCAATCAAAAGAAATTATTAGTACCTTTAACGGTTAAAAATCCGCTTATCTCTGCGAAGCCTATGACGCTTGAGGGTGCTTTAAAACACAAAACACAATTGCTTATGAAGCAATATGTCGGATAAACATTAACCATTAAATTAACAGACTATGAGAAAGTTTTTAGTTAAAAATTTTGTGCTTGACTACCAAATCAAGTTATTTGGAAAATGCT